TGGTTCAGAAAGTAAAGATGAGTATAATAAAAGATTATCTGATTATGACACATCAAAAATTTACATGCAAGCTGTTGACAGAGAGGCCCCAAATGGGTTATTCTCTGCTAGACATGATGGACAATACGATTACACAGGAACAGATATTTGGTTACAAAGGCGTATGGGTAGATTCACTGCAATGCAGTCTGCAATTACCTTACGAATTACAGTGCCGGGCAATACCACACTCCAAGCAGGAGATATGGTTGGTATCGACATGAGAAACCAAGGACTTCTTGCAGAAGAGGAACGTGACCCTATTTACAGTGGACGTTATCTTGTATCAAAACTAAAACACGAATTTACTAGAGGTGATGGTGTATATAAACACAATGTTCACATGGAAGTAATTCGTGACACAGCTTCACAACCATTCTCAGACAAAGGAGTGCCACTAATGGATAATGGTAATCCGATTGACGTTATCGTACCAACTGGTAGCGAGGACGCTGGGGATATAACATATTAAGGAGGGATGCCAACAACTCGATTCGTTATGAGACTTTTAACATTTAAATTTCACGAGGAACAATATGACAACCAAACTCAAAAACAGACTTCAAAAAATGCACTTCCAAAAGCAAATCCAAAGGAGAACCCAAATTGAGGAATCACAAGTAGATAAATATACGGAACAGTTATATGCAAATAAAGTCAATGAGTTGTTAGGACTACAAACAGATGAAAACATTCGATCAGATACAAGAGGGAGTCTACGACCCCAACATATTTAAAGCAATCTTCCTAGCAGGAGGCCCCGGCAGTGGTAAGTCTTATGTTGTTAGAAGAACAACAGGTGGACTAGGAATGAAGATTGTTAACAGTGATGATGTCTATGAGAAGATGCTCAAGGATGTAGGGTTAGATACTACACCAGAAGATATCTATTCAGACCAAGGACAAGATATTCGTGTGAAGGCGAAAAAAACTGTTAGAACAATGCAAGCAAACTATATTGAGGGTAGACTTGGACATATCGTTGATGGTACTGGTAAGGACTTTGATAAGATTTCCAAACAAGTGGGAATGTTAAGAGGACTTGGTTACGACTGTTATATGATATTTGTCAACACATCGTTAGATACTGCACAGGAACGTAATGCAATGCGAAAGCGTACATTGCCTGAAAAAGAAGTAGAAAAGATGTGGAAAGAAGTTCAAACCAATATTGGTAAATTCCAAAGACTGTTTGGTAACAAGAATTTTGTTATCGTGGATAATAATGATGCTGGAGAGGACATATTCTCTAAGGTATGGAAACGTATCATGGTATTAGTACGTCAAAAGGTAAGTAATCATATCGCAAAACGATGGATTTCACAAGAATTGGCGAAAAAAGCACGAAAATAGGCCCCCATTTACATAAATTAAGAGAAAACCCACTTTTTAGTGGGTTTTTTTTGGCGAATTGCCTTGACATTTGTTTTAAAAACATGTATAATATAGGTATATTATGAAGAAAGGATTGAGAATGAAAATATACTTAGATATGGACGGTGTGATTGCCGACTTCTTTGGGGGACTAGAGGAGTACTTCAATGTACCACACTGGAAGAAAATACCGAAAACTGAGGAGTCTATAATGTCACTCAAAGGTACTGATTTCTTCAATACACTAAGACCTTATGAAACCTCTACTGAACTAGTAGATTTCGTAAAATCATTAACAGACGATTGGGGCATATGTTCTTCACCATTAAGAGGTGATAGAGACAACTCTGCATTTTGGAAAAGAACTTGGTTGACTAAGTATGGTTACATGCCTAGTATTGATAACCTTATCTTTACTGGACAGAAAGAACACTATGCTGTTAATAAGTTCGATGGAACACCTAATATTCTAGTTGATGATAAACCAGACAACATTGCAAGATGGATTGCAAAGGGTGGTATTGGTATTAGATATCAGGCAAATGAAGATAGTATGGTAACTATTAAACGTAAACTAAAGGAGAGTTATGCTTAAATCAATAATGTGGTTCGCAGTATTTGTATTTGTTATGTTATGGGCACTTGCAAAATTTGCTGGGTTATAGGCCAAATAAAGCCTTGACATTTGTTTTAAAAACATGTATACTGTAAGTATAGTTAATAAAGAGAGAGATGATTATGACTAAATTTGTGAAAGAAGAATTCAATTGGGACGGTATGTACTTGATGTACAAAGGTAACTTTGAAGGTGCTAAAATGATGATGGATGTACGTCCTAATGCTCATCCTAGTTGGGAAGGTAAACTGATGCCTGCGTTTGTTGCCCGTTTCAAGTATGGTAACTATAAACCTTGGAAAACATGGGTAAACTTTCTTGTAAAGAATACCACTGTTGAAGAGTATATGAAACTTGCAGAGGAAACTAGTCCTGTTCAAGCAATGGAAACACTTGGTTATAAGGGGAAAATATAATGAAAAAAGAAATGTTTGGTGGAATACTAATTGTTATGGGACTTGTATTGATGGCAGGTTCTGGTGGAGACTGTGATGGTAAGTGTATGGAAAATGCAAACACCATTACTGAGATGTTACAGATTGCTGGAATCGGGTTGTGTATGACACTACTTGGTGGTTATATTGTGACAAAAAACTATTGACATGTGCCTCTGTTTGGGGTACAATATAGATTATATTATGGAGATTAATTATGAAAGTACTTGGATTTGACGCCTATGATGGTGTAAACACAAACGGAACGTCCTTACAAGGACACATCATGACCACTTATGACAAGTTGTGTGATGTTTTTGGCGAACCCACTTACACAGAAGCTAACCCTAGAGAAAGCGTTAACTGTGAGTGGACTGTAGAAGCAGAATGTCAAGATGATGACAGACGGTTCTATAAACAATTCACAGTGTATTGTTGGAAATACGGACGAATTCCTCTTGAAGAATGTGAGTGGAATATCGGTGGTGATGATTTTGAAGCATGGAGTATTGCAAGTGATATTATCGGTGAGTGAGGTATTGCAAAGGCGTTTGAACGCAGTAGATAAGGTATTGAAACAAGATAACCTATCCCCTTGGGCAAAGAAGTATTGGAAGGGTGTTAAGAAGAAACTGCAATTCGAACACGAAACTAGAATGGTGTATGGACACGTTCCACCGTTTGATACGGTGCATTGATATGAGTGGTATGCATCTGATGCCTGTATATTATAACAGTAATAGTACACGCAAGAAAAAGAAAAAGAAAGTCAATCCACAGAAGTATGAAACTCAGTGGAGGGCGCATAATAAGTTTTTAAAGTCCATACGTTGTTCAGTCGTTACTCTTGAAGAGTATGTCGATTATGTACAAGGTAAGGCACCGAAATCTAAAGGGGTAAAGTGTTACGGTAGCACAAGTGATTCCAAACCACTAAGACGAGGTTCAATTCCTTGTACCCCTGCCAATAATATCCCATCTGTTGGGAATGGTATAGGTAATGCCTATAAACAAGAAATACCAGTGTATACTGGCAATGCTGTCATAGGACAAGCATATAATAAGGGTGGACTACAAGTTCTCTCATCACAAGAAGCAAATGACCCCATGACGGGCAAAAGGAGATAATGAATGGCGTTTGAAGTTAAAAAGATACACAAGTTGTCTGACCAAATCGAAGCACTTGCATACGATTGGGCAATCACAGATGTGTGTGAATATTTTCAAGTAGAAGAAGTCGGTGAACTGACTGAAGAACAGGCAACAGAAATGTACAACTATGCTGAGAGTGAAGAGTGTTACGAAGGATATGTCGGCACTGTATTGCGAACCATGTACGAACAGTGGGCAGAGGAGAATCCAGAAGATGGCTAATCATGTACACTTTTATGTGCAATTTCATCAAATCAACGATGAAGCACGAACAAAATTGAAAGAGATGTTTGGACGTATTCGTGAGGATGCACCACACAAATGGTTTTCTGATATCTTTGTTGAGGGCGACTTGACATATGAAGAGACAGAAAAGTACGAGTGGACTACTGCAAACATCGGCCCCAAGTGGAGTTATTTTGAAGATTACTCTGCCGAAGAGGGTGATGTGTACTTCACTGGAGAATCTGCATGGTCATCACCACAACAAGGGTTGGAGATGCTACTAGGTATTCTAGTAGAGTATGACCCTAAAATCATTACATCTATTTCATATGAGGATGAAGGGCCAAACTTCTTTGGTGCAGATATCTATGATGGTGAAGAGTTGTTTGATGGTATTGAATATGACTATGAGGAAACCATTGACCTTGTTATCAATGACTCAGAGCAATTGACTGAAGAGTCATACAACACAGAAACAGAAGAATGGGTTGATGATGAAGCAGAAGATACTTTCAATGAGGAAATGTGGGAAACTATTAACAATACTCAAGCTAGTCTAATTGGTGAGTGTGAGGAAGTAATTAAGGAGAACCAAAGTGATGACTGAAACAGTTTTAAAACGAGTTGTAACAACTTACATTGAGGAATACTCTTCGGAAGAACCTCAGAAACGGCGAGTAAAGGTACATAAGGAAACTACTAAGTGGTTTCCTGTAGTTAGTGGGGATACTGCGAGTTATCATAACCCAGTAAAATCGACCTCGACTGAATACCTCTAAATAGGTGTATGGAAACGGAACAAGTTGTAATGATACTGAAAGAACGTATCGCTGCATTCAAAGAGAAGTATTCTTACTTATATGATGATAGTCAAGAAAATCGATTACAGAGTAGCAACACTATTCGTACAGGAGCGTCATTACAGTCCAGTAATGCCAAAACTAACTAAGCATCATCTTGGTGCTTATGTTGATGACGAATTAGTGGGAGTTCTAACATTAGGTTGGGGAACTAACCCAATGGGAACAATTAAGAAGATGTTCCCAGAACTCTCTACATCTGACTATTATGAAATAGGTAAAATGTGCATGGATGAGTCTATGCCACGAAACAGTGAGTCTCAGATGCAAAGTCTGACGATTCAGTGGATGAAGAAACACACCCCAAACATCAAATATCTTTATACATGGGCAGACGGTATAGTCGGTAAGCCTGGATATGTGTATCAGTCTGCAAACTTCCTTTATGGTGGTTTCATATGGAGTGATGTCTACGTTACAGAAGAGGGCGAGAAAGTACATTTTCGAACTATTCAACGTAAGATGAAGAAAGAGATGAATAGATACGACACCAAGTATGGCCCAAGACCCTCTGATGAGAAAATGGGTGAACTTGGTTTTAGTCGTGTGTGGGGTAAGCAGTTCCGTTACATATACCCATTAAGCAAGAAGTCTAGGAAGTTGTTAAAACAATCTACAATGGATTGGAATATCAACTATCCAAAAGACAAAGACCTACAATGGAAGATTAAACGCCCAGGCGAGACTTCCTATACACTATGTGATGATATGCCTTATGAACATAAAGGTGATAGTGTAGACCATAACAAAAGTAACGTGAATCGCATCGCAGATAAACACGGCACTGCAACCCTAGAAGGAT